TAATTTGATTTTCTTTTATTATTATTTACATCATGTTTTCCATCAATAATGATAATTTCACATAAATTACTTAAATCAATCATAAATTCTTTAAATAATATTAGTGTTTCAGGTGTTATATAACATTTATCGTGAAAAACATCTCCAGTTATAACAATTAAATTATCTTTCTCTATTTTATTTATCAAGTTTTTAAAAACATTTCTATATTCATTAAATCGTTCTTGTTTGTGAATATGAATATCGCTTATATGATATACTAACATCTTTATTATTAATTATATAAATATCATTATATCTTATTTTTTTATATTATTATTAATTAAAAATAATAATATTTTTTCCATTTTACTTTTATGATTTTTATAAATTTTATAATCATTACATTTATTGCATTTATCACACTTATAAAAATTTATCCATCTTGAACATTGCGAAGTACAAGCTCTTCTAAATTGTTTTTTAATTTCAAAACTTTTAATTTTTGTTCCACAATTATTGCAAAAAATCATATAATTAAATTAATATTGTTATGTATTTAATTTTATTGAATTTAGAAAATTATTAAAATCACAATAATACTTAATTCTTCAATATTATTATGCAAATTATCTAAATTTTTGTCACAAACAGATTTGAAGATTATACACCCACCAATTATTAAATAATTTAAATCTAAATTATTATTCATTTCAAAAAATATTATAATTAAATTTAATAATTATATTTAAATAAAAATTTTTTTAATATAACATCTATTTTGGTATTTTAATTTCAGTTAAATTATATAACTTTTCCATTATTGATTTATTGTTTTTTCTAAGCATATTATCAATATAATTTTTCCATTGTTGTGCTATTTTTTCATTTTCTCTTAAAAATAATACATTATCCCAAACACTTTTAAATACAGGTATTTTATCTTCAAACCATTTGTCATCTTTTACTATTAACGTGCAATTTCTCTCAATTATTCTATAATATTTAACTTTATGAAATCCAAAATATATTGTTGATGTAATATCACCTTTATCATCTTGTATTTCATCATAAATTTCATTATTTTCTAATTTTGTTTTTAATTCTTCAACCCACTCATCCATTTCTTTTAATGTTAAATCCATTTTAGGAGGAAATATTGATTTTGCTTTGTTATATAAAGTTTGCATTTTTAAATATCCATCCATATTATCCTCCAAATAATCACTGGGCTCTAAAATTTTTGGCAATACCTCAATTAATAAACCTCTTTCTAATTTTTTTTCCTTACTTTTAAAATCACAATTACTATGTGTATCTTCCAAAAAATCTTCTTTATTTGAATATTCTTCTAATTTATATTGAGCAAAATCACATTCACAAACATCTGTCGTTTGCATTTGCAATTGAGTTTGAACCCAATAATATTGAGGACACATATTATCATATATACCACCCTCAAATTTTAATTGCCTTGAAACAACACATTTAATTTCAAGCATTCTTGATGGAATATTACTTTTACTACCATCTTTTCTAAATGGATGAACTATTCCATCTGGAGAAGCTGAAATATATTTTTGTTTTTCATTCGGCAATAAACCAAATTCTTCAACCACACAATCATTTAAATATTCATATGACCGTACAACAGCATCTTCATAACATTTTCCCCAATAACACGCATCATTTGTTATAAATGTTGAACCAAATACTTTTTTATAAACAAATTTATACTGTGGTTCATATTTATTTAAACCTAAAGCACATCCACCATCAGAAGCTGAAATAACTTTATTTCTTAAAGCAAACCACATTGGTGACCTTTGTGGTGGTGATATAATATTTCTAATTTTAAAATAATTATTTTTTATTATTTCAAATTCTTCATTATTATATTCTTTAATTATTACACACTCTCTATTATTTGATAATAATTCACCATCATCAATCATTTTATACTCTTCATCATTAATTATCTTATTTATTACTTTTTTTAAATGTTTTAAATCACAACTATCTAATTTTTCTTCATTTATGATTACTTCAATATTTTGTATATCGGTTACATCATTTATTTTAATAAATTTTACATATTTTTCAATTGCATTTATCAAGTTAATTCTATTCATTATCATTATTATATAAATTTATAATTAATTACATTTTATTATATAAAAATTGAAAAAAAATAAATAAATATAATATATGAAATTATGACAAATATTAAAGAAAATGTTGAACTTATTATTTACAATAAAATATTAGAAATTATCAAATCAGAATTAACAATTGGAAAAAATAACAGAGAATTAAATATACATAATAATACAGAAATTAATAATTTTATTGAAGTTAATAACTTAAAAATATTAAAATTAAAAAATTTAATTATTAAAGAATATGAAAAAGATAATGAATTAGAATTATTATTAAATCCTGAAAATGATTGGATTACTGAATATATGGATGATTTTTTTATTAAAAATTGATTTTTATTATTTAACATATAGTAAAAATAAGTATGACAACAATAGAAACAAAAAATTATTGGATTTGGAACAATCATATTTTGATATTTAAACCAAAATTCAATAAATATTTAGATAATTATATTGATATTATTAGCAAATATAATAAACTAATATTTTCTAATTACAATGATGTTAATATTTGCATAGAAGCAAACAATCAATATAAACTACAATTCAATAAATATTTTTCAGAACCAAATTTTAATCAATCAGTAAATAATTTATTTCCAAATATTACTCATTTAACATTAAGTTATCATTTTAATCAATCCGTTGATAATTTACCTGCAAATATTACTCATTTAACTTTTGGTTTTAGATTTAATCAACCAGTTAATAATTTACCTTTAAATATCACTCATTTAACTTTTGGTTTTGATTTTAATCAACAAGTAAATAATTTACCTTTAAATATCACTCATTTAACTTTTGGTTTTGATTTTAATCAACAAGTAAATAATTTACCTTTAAATATAACTCATTTGTTTTTTAACAGTGGTTTCAATCAACCAGTTGATAATTTGCCTTCAAGTATTGCTCATTTATTTTTTGGCAGTAATTTTAATCAACGAGTGAATAATTTACCTCCAAATATTACTCATTTAACTTTTGGTAGTAATTTTGATCAACCAGTGGATAATTTACCTCTAAATATTACTCATTTGGCATTTAATTACAGTTTTAATCAACCAGTTAATAATTTACCTCCAAATATCATTCATTTAACTTTTGGTAATATGTTTAATCAACAAGCATATATTTCATTTGGTGTCAAATATTTAAAATTAGATTGTAATAATCAATATATAATTGATAATTTATCAAATAATATTGAAGAATTAGAACTTAATAATAATTTTAATTTAGAATTAAATAATTTACCATCTTCATTAAAAAAATTAATTTTTAATAAATATTCCTGGTATAAAAAAGAATTAAATTGCTTACCTAAAAAATTGGAATTTCTTCAATTACCAGAATGCTATAATCTTAAAATAAAAAATATCCCGTCTAAATTAAAAAAAATCATTTGTTCTAAAAATTATAAATATATTAATGATTTTAAAGATTTCAAAATAAAAACATATCAATAAAAATTGAATTTTTTATATTTTAATAATCAATAAATAAAATGCAATTTCTAACTTTAAGTAAAAACGATTTTAATAATGAAGTTATTAGAATAAGAAATAAAATAATTAATTATGAAATATTGAAAAATGATTGTGAAATAGTTATAAAAAATGAATTAATAGAATTATTAAAAATTATAAAAATGTATAATAACACATTGCCAAAAGATTTTATTTCTATTAACATAATGTGCGAGTTAATAAATATTTGCAAAACTATATTTGATAATAAAATAAATGAAAATTTAGAAAATTTTATTAAATATTATATGTTAAAATTTGATAATTATTATGACTGTATTTATATTCATAAATTATTATCATAAATTATTTTTTTAAATATATTCTTTATCTTCATGAACACTTCCTAAATATTTATTTTCAAAAAATTCATCTTCAAAATTATTTTTATTTGTTTCATCATCATTTATTGCATATTTATCAGAAATCCAATATTTATTATCATCAAATGATTGACAAAATTCTTCTATAATTGTATAACTATCAATATTTATTTGAAAACATTCTTTGCTTTGTTTTTCATTAAAAAATTTGATATTATATTCTCTTAAATTTTCATGTATTAATTTTTCTTTTTTTTCTAATTTTATTTTATTATCAATTTTTATTAAAAAACATAATATTATATTAGTATTATTCACACCAGCTCGAGAAGAAAAGTATGCATTTAATTGTTTTAATCTTTGTTTTATATTACTTGTTTGTCCAACTTTATAACAATAAAAAATATCTTTTTCATCGTTCTCATTTAAATTACAAGATTTTCTAATATAAATTCGAATAACATATAAATATGACATATTTATATTATTAATTAAAAATTGTTTTACTTCTTGTAGTGTAATATCTGGATTGTATGTTTTTTGCACATCATATTTCGTTTCATTATTTTTAATATTAATATCATAATTTATTTTTTCTTTATGAATTAATCTTGATGAGTGTCTTAATTTATTCATTTTTAATATCAATGATAATTATTTTAAATAATTATTTTTCAATTTTTTTTAATTTAATATTTATAATAATTAAATATTATATATAATTACAATGAATTTGCTTATTTTACCAAATCAGTTATTTGATGTTAAGTATATTGATAAAGAATATGAAATAGTATTATGGGAACATCCACATTATTTTAAGGATTATAATTATAATAAGAAAAAATTATTATTACATAGAGCGTCTATGAAATATTATTATGATTATTTAAAAAAGAAAAAAAGAAAAGTTAAATATTACGAATTTGATGAAAACCCAAAATTAAATGAATATCATATTTTTGACCCCGTAAATGATATGAAATTATTAAAATTAAAAGGTAAATATGAAATATTAGAAACACCAAATTTTTTATTAACAAATGAAGAATATGAATTACATAGAAAGAAAACAAATAAATTTTTCTTTAATGGTTTTTATATGTGGGGTAAAGGTGTTGTAGATATTATACCAAAAATTAAATCCCAAGATAAAGAGAATAGAAAAAAAATGCCTAAAGGAACAAAAATTCCAGGTGTTCCATCTAATTCAAGTGATAAAAAATATATAGATGAAGCATTAAAATATGTAAATAAAAATTTTAAAAATAATTATGGAACAACTGATGATTTTATGTTTCCAATTTCTCATAAAACCGCTAATAATTGGTTAAAAAATTTTATTGATAAAAAATTTAAATCATTTGGAGATTATCAAGATTATATTAACACTGCAAATGATTTTATGTTTCATTCTCTTCTTTCCACATCAATTAATATTGGATTAATTAACCCAACTGAAATTATTGATAAAATCAGAAAAATAAAAGGAATTCCAATGAATAGTTATGAAGGATATATTAGACAATTATTTTGGAGAGAGTATCAAAGATATTGTTATAAATATTTTAATTTTGATAGTAAAAATTATTTTGGAAATAGTAAAAAATTAAATAAAAAATGGTATGAAGGAGAAACTGGTATTGAACCTATTGATGATTGTATCATTAAAGCTTTTGAAACTGGATATTTACACCATATTGAAAGATTAATGATTATAGGCAATTTTATGAATTTAAGCCAAATATCACCAAAAGAAGGATTTAAATGGTTTATGGAATTTAGTTGTGATAGTTATG